GTCAAAATCTCTCTCCCCTTTACTCCGATGACGTCGAAACTCGCCCGGAACTGGCATGGAATCCGGCGATACTGAGCCGTTACTCGTGGTTGGCGCCGTTCTGCGATGTGCCGGAGAATGCCGCTCCACCGTTGGCGATGTCCCCGCCGTCGCCCGATGCGGTGGGTTCGTATGGCACGGGGGCGATCGAGTGGATCGAGCGGACGCAGCGAATCAGGTTGCGGTGGTGGCAGCGGTTGGCGATCACCCGTCAACTGGAGCACCGCGAGGACGGGACGCTGTGTCACCGGTCGGTGGTGGAGTCGACACCGCGCCGGGCGGGTAAGTCGGTGCGGATTCGTGGGATGGCGTTGTGGCGGCTGGACAATGCGGAGTTGTTCGGCGAGACGCAGACCTTGGTGCACACCGGCTCGGATGTGGCGATCTGCCGGGAGATCCAGCGGGCAGCGTGGCGGTGGGCTGAGGAGTCGGCCGGCTGGACAGTGTCCAGAGCCAACGGCAAGGAAGCGATGGAAACAGGCGGCGGCGACCGCTGGCTGGTGCGGGCGCAGCGGGCGGTGTACGGCTACGACGTGTGTTTCGGCATCGTCGACGAGGGTTGGAATGTCGCACCGGACACGGTGTCGGAGGGCCTGGAGCCGGCGATGTTGGAGCGGGAGTCGCCGCAGCTGCACTTGACGTCGACGGCTCACCGGCGGGCAACGTCGCTGATGCGGTCGTCGCTGTTGGTAGCCTTGTCGACGGATGACCCGGAGACGCTGCTGCTGCTGTGGGGCGCGAAGCCGGGGTGTGATCCTTCCGACTCCGAAGTGTGGAAGGCGGCCAGTCCGCACTGGTCGGAGGACCGGCGCAAGATGATCGCCGCGAAGTACGAGAAAGCCCTGGCCGGTGAGGATGACCCGGAGTTGGACGACCCCGACCCGATGCGGGGGTTCGAGGCGCAGTATCTGAACGTCTGGCGCCTGAGGGAGTCCCGGTCCAATGGCGACTCGGTCGTATCCGAGCAGGACTGGTCGGATCTGGCGGTGCCGGTGCCGGATGCTGTTCCGGATGCGGTGGCGGTCGAGGACTGGTTCGGCGAAGGTGTGAGTGTGGCTCGGGCGTGGCATGAGGCGGGCCGGGCCGTGGTGTCGGTGTCGACGTACTCGGATTTGCCGTCGGCGGCGGAGGCTGTCCGTGAGTCGGGGTTCGTGCAGCCTGTGCTGGTGGGGGCGTCGATCGCGTCGGACCCGGCGTGGGAGGCCGAGCAGATCGACACCACACCGCAGACGGGCACGGTCCGGGCCGCGGTGGAGGATCTGGGCCGGCTGCTCGCCGATGAGGTCCTGGTCCATGATGGCGGCTTCGAGTTGACGGACCAGGTGTTGGCGCTGCGCACGTCGCCTGGGGTGGACGGCCCGCGGGTGCGGTCGATGACTGCGGCCAGTGCCGTGAAGGCTGGTGCGTGGGCTGCTGTTGCTGCACGTGCCGATGCGATGATTCCGGCGATCTACTGAGAGGTGGGCCATGGGTTTCTGGGACTGGCTCACTGGGGCCGGTGCGACTCCGAACGCGACGGTGGGCGACCCGGACAGCGTGGGGCCGACTTACACTCCGGGTGATCCGGATGGGTTCGAGTTCGAGGATGCCGAGCCGAGCAACAATCGGATGGCCGCTGTGGTCACGTCGCCGTGGGACGGATGGCCGGCCAGTTGGGCCACGCCTGCGTGGGGGCAGATGGGCCCGAAGTTCGAGGAGCTCGTGGACACGGCGTGGGCGGCGCTGGATCTGAACTCTTCGGTGCTCTCGGCGATGCCGGTGTACCGGACCCGTAATGGTCGGGTGCTGGAGCCGATGACGTGGATGATGAACCCGGACCCGACGATCTACACCTCGTGGCACGAGTTCGCTAAGCAACTGTTCTGGGACTTCCAGTTGGGCGAGGCGTTCGTGTTGCCGATGGCCCGCGCCGCGGACGGGTTTCCGTACAACTTCCGGGTGATCGCGCCGTGGCTGATGAGCGTGGAGATGCGTAACGGCCGGCGCGAGTACAAGCTCGGATCTCTGGATGTGACCGACGATGTTTTGCACATCCGGTACAAGTCGACGACGGACAATGCGCGTGGTGTCGGCCCGTTGGAGTCGGGCAAGGCCCGGCTGGTCGCGGCCGGTGTGCTGGCCCGGTACGCGACGGAGATCGCCGAGGGCGGCGGTATCCCGTACTACGCGCTCGAGGTGCCGCGGCGGCTGACCAAGACCGAGGCGGACGACCTGTTGCAGCAGTGGTGGGATTCGCGCACCAGGAACCTGGGCAAGCCGGCGGTGCTGTCCGGCGGGGTGACCGCCAAGCAACTGCAGATGACGCCGCAGGACATGGCGCTGCTGGAGTTGGCGCAGTTCAACGAGTCGCGGATCTCTGTGCTGCTGGGCGTCCATCCATTCCTGCTCGCACTGCCGACGCCCGATTCGATGACGTATAGCAACGTCGATCAGATATTCGACTTCCATGACCGGCGCTACTTGAAGACGGCCGCCACGCATGTGATGTCGGCGCTATCCGGTTGGGCGCTGCCGCGGGGGCAATCCGCAGAACTGAACCGCGATGAATACTCGCGGCCAGGATTCAAAGAGCGGGTCGAGGCGTACGAGAAGTTGGTGGCGATCGGCGTGCTTGATCGTGAGGAGATCCGGACCATGGAGCGCTTCAACGGTACGGAGTCGGCCGAGGCGCTGACGGGCGGCGGTCGATCATGAGCCCAAGGAGCAGATCATGCCGCTGAAGCGATGCGAAGCCGACGGCAAGCCTGGCTGGAAGTGGGGCGACGCCGGCAAGTGCTACGTGTACACGGCCAGCGATGAAGAGTCCGAGACGGCTGCCCGCAAGAAGGCGATGGCGCAGGCGGCGGCGATGGGCGAGTTCCCCAACACTGGTGAGCGGAGCGCTGCCGAAGGCGTGGCATCTGACATCACTGAACCGGCCCCATTGTTCGGTGAGGTGCTGCATCGGAACTCGACACTGCAGGACGTGAACCGGAAGCTTCGATTGGTCGACCTGATCGCTGTCCCGTGGGACGAAGAGACTGATCGAGCAGAGTGGCGTGATGAGGTATGGCGTGAGTCGTTCGATCGGCATGCGTTCGATGGAATCCAGGATCACGCCGGCCGCATCCAAGCCAATCGGGAGCATCAGAAGGGTGACACTGTGGGCCGGGTCATTCTTGCTGATCCGACTAACCAGCACGGGCTGTTCACGCGAGTGAAGATGTATTCGACACCGCGTGGCGAGGAAACTTTGACGCTGGCTGCCGAAGGGGGCGCATTCCCATCGGTGGGCTACCGGGTCAAGAGTTTCGCTGATATGCAGATCAACAGGAGAACCAAGACGCGCCGTATCATGCGCGCATTCTTGGATCATCTGGCATTCGTTGAAGATCCAGCATTCGCTGGGGCCGAGGTGTTGGCGGTTCGCGCGGGATCGTCTGGCCTGACGGTAGTGGAGAAGCGTCCGCTGCCGGAAACACCATTGCTGGACCAGTTCCGGGACGATGACCTATTCGCATGGGCTACATCCCGGAGCGCCCCTAAATCCAGCGACTAGCACGGCCACCGACCCGGAGCGCGAGTCGGCACTGACCATCCCGGAGCGCGGGACAGTTGAGGCGTGCCCTTCCAAAACCACACAACCCCAGGAAGGGGACACCATCATGGGAGTTAATTCCCACGCCAACGACGCCATGATTCGACGTCTCGAGAACGAACTGAACGAGCGCAACGCCTTCGTGCAAGGGCTCATCGCCAATGTTCAGGACGCTGAGCGTGACCTGAACGACACCGAGAAGTCGAGTCTCGGCGAAGCCCGCAATCGGATGGGCCAGATCAAGGCGCAGATCGACGAACTCGAGGACACGGCCCGCATCGCGCAGGAGATCGCAACTCGCGCTAAGGCGGTAGATCAGGCCATCACCACGGCTCGCCGCAGCGGTGAGTCCGGTCCGGTCGAGTACCGGTCGACCGGTGCATACATGGTCGACTACATCGCCGCGCAGACCGGGTCGAAGTCGGCGATGGAGCGGCTCGAACTATTCACCCGCGCCGCCGCGCACCAGAAGACTTCGGACAACCTCGGCGTCATTCCCGACCCGATCGTCGGCGGGGTCCTCAATTTCATCGACGCAGCCCGTCCGCTGGTTGCTGCGCTCGGCCCGCAGGATATGCCGTCGGCGACCTGGTACCGGCCGAAGGTCACTCAGCACGCCACGGTTGGCGTGCAAGGTTCAGCCGGTGGGGCGGCGGATGAGAAGAGCGAACTGTCGAGTCAGAAGATGACGATCACCCGGTTGACCGGGAATGCCGTCACCTACGGCGGTTATGTCAACGTGTCGCGGCAGAACCTCGACTTCTCGTCTCCGTCGATGCTCGATGCCGTGGTCAATGACCTCGCCGCGCAGTACGCAATCCAGACCGAGGCCGCACTCGGTACGGCACTGATTGCCACCACCAATACGGTCGACATGACCACGGAGGCGATAGGCGCCGAGACGGCAGCTGGACTCGCCTCCGTTCTGTGGACGGCGGTGGCGGCTATCTACACCGCCACCAAGGGGCAGGGCCGGGTCATTCTCGGCGTCCCGCCTTCCAAACTCGGCACGTGGGGCAGGGTGTTCGCTCCGGTGAATCCGCAGAATGCCCAGTCAACTGGATTCAACGCTGCCGATTTCGGATCGGGCCTGGTGGGGCAGATTTCCGGCATCCCGGTGTACGTGTCCGCTGGTCTGTCAAGTGCGCCGGCCACCACTCTCGGGATCGCGCTGTCGACTGCGGCGGTCGAGGTGTACGAGCAGCGGGTGGGTCAGCTGCAGGCCACCGAGCCTTCGGTGCTCGGCGTGCAGGTCGCCTACGCGGGCTACTTCACGCCGATGACTGTTGAGTCCGGCGGCGTTCAAGAGATCACGAACATCGCATGATCGTCGACAAGTATGGGCGAGTGGCCGGGTCGATCGACCTGGCCCAGCTCGCCGACCTGTACGCGCAGGCAACGGACGAGGATCTCAAGGCGCATTTCCGGCAGGTCGCTGCCGAAAACGGTGTCAATCTCGATGAGACCGAGCCTGAGTCGAAGCCGGAGCCTGAGCCGGAGGAACGTGAAGACGGCGTGCACAGTGTCGGCGGCGG